TCGCTGTCATGATTTGGGTATAGAATATCAACGTAATCGGTGTTTTGACGGGGCGGTTGTGAAGTCAAACGGGCCTGCAAACCGTAATATCCGAAGTTTTGTTCGGGATACACTAACGGGGCTGCTGCAAGACAGAACCGAACAAATTCTTAATTTAAACCAGAGTAATCAATCACAAATGCGTAAGGATGCTATGTTCAGGTGGATTCAGGATTGCGAAGCAAATGGTCGGGCTTTATGTCAGCGTGGAGGAGCAGATGGCATTATTGAACGGCTTACAGATTCAGATGCACCAGAAATATTAAATAACATCGGGCAGTGGACAGTTGACCAAATTGTTCGGGATTTGATTGCGGAAAGACGCATTGAAAAATATTCGTTTACTACAACGGGTGGGCGTAAGTGGCTTGGCACAACAAACGGTGTGATGAGTCGGGGTGAATACGAAGCAGTTACAGCGAGAGACAATGTATAAAGCAGATGGATTTGATAAGGCAATAATTGGTTATTGTCGTATATGCGGGCGTGAGGATGTGCTGGCATATGATTATTGGAAATGCATTGACATACTTAAAGAACGCGATGGCATGAACGCAGAGGAGGCTATTGACTATATGGAGTTCAATGTAATCGGGGCTTATGTGGGCGAGCTAACGCCTGCATTTATTTACGAAACGGATGTAGGTGATGACTTATAACAATATGAATAGGGCTTATTTTTTAGAAAAAGCGGGCGAGCTTATTAGCGGGCAGCGAGCTTCAGATTACGGAGATGCCCGCTTAAATCACCAGAGAATAGCTGATATATGGGGCGTTATCTTAGGCCAGGAGGTTACACCCGAACAAGTTTGTGCCTGCATGATCGGGCTTAAATTAGCGCGGCTTACAAATGATATGAAGCAAGATGATACTTGGGTAGACATAGCTGGATATGCGGCTTTGGGCGGGGAGATATCACAAGAATAAAAAAAGCAGACAAGTTGTTCGGGGTTGCCCGCTTGCCTGCTTTCTTTCGTGATAACTATATATTGTGAACCACGCTGTTTTACAAAACGTGGTTACGGCCTACCCGAACAATTCGGGCAGAAGGATAGAATAACATGGCTAGCAAAACAGAGAAACAAAAAAAACAGGAACAAGAATATAAAAAATGGAAGCGCAGCCAAGGCAAAACCGAAGAATTGTTCGGCTCTGCCCCGGCGCAGCGGGAGAGAAAGAACTTGTTTGAGAGAAAATGTTCGGTTTGTGGCAGCCCGCAAGCTTGGAGATCATCAGACTTTGGGAGGACTTGGCAATGTTTCGCGCACGCAAAAGACTAAAACGCTGGTTTGATTTTAAGCGACTGAGAAACAGAAAAAGGGTTGTCAGGTACAAGTCGCCTGTAGTTAAATTTTGATATGGGGTAGAGATAGGTTGGGATCGGCTAGTTAAAAAATTCTCTACCCCTTACATAATACGCATATAAAAAAAGGGCGGTTCATACCGCCCCTTTTTCACTCGTCCAGAGTCAACATTCTTTTTTATCTTTTCTCTCGTAACTTTCTTTTCCTTTCGGAATAAATGTGCCGTAGCTTCCGTGTTTTGATGTATATGTTTGCTCAACTTCTTGAACGTAAACCCATTCATCAAACTCTCTATCAAGAACAAGCGTAGTCCCCCAAGCAACCTTATTAATCCACGACATTGAACAACTCCGCCCATCTATTCTTTTGTTTTTCCGTCCAGCCATAACTATCCATAGCTTGGCGCATGATACGTTCTGCTGTTTCTGTCCAGACTAAAGCATTTTGTCGAGCCCATACCCACGCCCATAACTCTCCGGTCAATCTTGTTCTGTCTTGAAACTTACCTAAGATATGACCAATTTCGTGCAGTGCAGATACATAGTAGCCTGTATTCTTTGTCGGTCGAATACAAATACTTTTATCTGATGGCCTTGCCCAATATCTGGGTTCAGCATCTTCTAACGATTGATAAAAAACCCTGATATTATTTACTGCACATAATTCTTGAACGTGTAGTGCCATTTCAATTCTTTTTACTGTCATTGTTTTTCCTTTCTTTACGAAAATTGTTTCTTCACACTTGACAGGCTAAACTATCTTTTGCTATCCTGTCAATAATAAAAGTGAAACATTTTTCAAAGAAGGGAAAATATTATGTTTACGAAAATGACAACGCCTTTATATAAGGACTATGACAAGCGCCTATACTTAGCGTATGGCTCTAACCTTAATAAGGAACAAATGGCTTACCGTTGCCCTACTGCGAGGCCTGTATGCTCTGCAACGATTTATGGATGGGAACTAGTGTTTCGCGGTGTTGCTGACATCGTGAAGTCTGATGACCCCAATATGTTATTGCCTGTCGGCATTTGGGAAATTGAGCCAGGTGATGAATATGAACTGGATATTTACGAAGGTTATCGCAAAAGCGGTAAGGGCTTGTATGACAAGATTAAGGTTTGCGGCATCATGACTTATCAAATGACAAGGCGTGAGATTGCTAGGCCAACCACAAATTATTTCAACACCATTCTACAAGGCTACCGTGATTTCGGGCTAGACACTTCATACTTGTATGACGCGGCTGGTTGGGCAGCTTATGAAGAGAATGAACGTGATAACGTATTTAGATTGGGGGCAGTGTGATGAAAAAGTATGATGAAATTATTGGAGAAATTGTAAACGGCACGGATAATCTGAAACAAGAACTTATCTTGAAATCTGCTCCAGATGTTTTACGGGCTGGTCGTATTTTAGAGTCTGCTGAAAAGGCCCTAGAGGGCATTAGACTTGTCATGGATGCGTCTGTTCTTATCCAAAGATATGACGAAGAAGCTGGAAAAAAACTATTGCGTAATTCTAATTCTGTTCTTGAGGTCATTGAAGATATGCACAAAAAATACAAGACAACGATCAAAAAAGTCCATCAAAAGAGAATGTTTGAGTAAAATGGATGAACTTTTAACAACTGCATACGATTTAAAGCATCAGGTGGAAACCCTGCCTGATGTTTTTAAGCATGAAAAATGTGTTGACCGATTTGATACTGGTATGAGTATGATTAATCGTGTTGATGAAATTATTCGGGAACTAGAGAAAAGGGGTAGAAAATGATTTATCGCGGTGTATCTTGGTCTTGTATTTTGTTCGGGTTATTCCTGTTCTGGTCATCTTATCAAATTGTTCCGCTTCAGCACACAGCAATCGAAATTATTTCCGTATTATTGTTCGGGTTAATGGGTGCTGTAATGGCTGTAATGGGATTGTTCGGGCTGTGGGAAATTAGGAAAAAAAATGCTAATTAGGTTTGGTGGTTTGAGGTTAGGAAACCAAACCTAATTTGACCAAACCTAAAAATTGTTCGGTTTCAATGGGTTACAAGACAACTTTGGTAGGTTTGTTTTTAATGTAAAATCTCACCAAACCTGTGTTAAGTTATTGAAAACAAATGTGGTTTGGTAGGTTTGGTAGGTTTGTATATATATATATATACGGGGGTATACCAAACCCCCCGTATATTATTGTAAAAGGAGAGGCAAATGCCACAAGTCGGAGAGACTTTAACAAAAGAACAAACGTCCATAGGCATGGAGCGTCTGAAGCCTCAACAGCAGACGTTCCTAAATAATTACTTTAATGGTGATATGACACAAACTGCTGCGGCAAGAAAAGCAGGGTATAAAAACCCTACTGTTGCGGCTGTAAGGCTGTTGCGTAATCCTGTAGTGCAAGAGCGTCTCGAAGAGATGAGGCTAGAAGCCAGAACAAAATATGGGGTTACTGTAGATAAGTCGGTGCGTGACTTAAAAAAGATGCGTGACCAAGCTTGGGAACTGGGTAAGTTCGGGGAAGCTATTCGGGCTGAAGAGCTGAGATTGAAGGCAACTGGACTACTTGTAAATAAAAGCCACGTTATGCATGAAGATGTTAACGCAATGAACAGAGAACAAGTGCTTGAGAAACTTGATGAGTTTAGGCGTATGGCAGAACGTAGAATGAAAAACGTAACGCCAGCATCAGATGATGTGGCTGAGATAGCAGGAGATAATAAATAAAACCATAATCGGGCATATAACCCTGTTCTCTCGGGGAGGCGGGGATCCTCGGGGTCAAGGTCGGGGAATTGTTCGGGGCATTGGGGCTCGGGCTGCTGCTCGGGCCTTTTTTTGCGTGCTGCGTCTGGGAATCGGGGCAAATTGTTCGGGTTCGAGCCTCGGGGCTGCCTGGGGGCCGGGGTAAAACCCATGCAATTGTTTGGGGTAGCGGGTCAGAAACCAGGCGAATCGGGGTTTGACCCAGGCAACAGGAGGTATAAACAGAACAATTGTTTAGTGAATCGGGCCAGGCAGCGGTTTGTTCCCAGGCTGCACGCCGGGCTCGATGAACAATTGTTCGTTTTAGCTCCGCTCTACTTGTCAAGCCCCCTGGATTCAAGCTGAACAATTGTTCGCACGCCTGGAACACGCGCACCAGTTTGCTGGCTGCTGATGTGTCAAATCTTTGACATTAAAAAGTGTATTTTTTTCTTGATTATGTGAAAATAGTTTCTTATACTATATATAGTGAAACGAAACTAAAAGCCTTGGAGGGCGATATGTCTATTTATTATCATACACCAAAACAAAACAATGGCGTTTATGTCATTTGGTCAAAAGCAAAATCTTTAAAAGAGATCGCGCTTACACTATCCAAGCGTCACAATGATATTGTTGTGACCATTGGTAAAAGAAGCGGCAGGAGTGGCAGCAGCCCAATTGTGCCGACAAAAAAATATCATCTGCTTGATGGTAAAATGTTACTTGTGAAAAAAAACTATTTGCAAGATGAGCTTTCTCGCTTGCTTCCAGCTAATTAAGGAGGGAATGATGACTGATAGAACTTGTGCAGAGCGCATTGAAGAACATTACAACAACACACTAGAATATATTCACGCGGCTTCTGACTATTTCGATCTTGATAAGGACGAGAGAGAGAGCCGCCCAGAACACGCCAGCGAATATTGCAACTATGAAGACTTTTTCGATTGCATCAACCAGTACGGTTTAAGCTGGGACTATGTATGTAAAGAGGACGACCCGAAAGGCTGGGGCTTCTACCGTTGGCAGTTGTCCTGGGGTGGGCCGTCTGATGAGTTTCGCATCTATACGAAAAACGAAGATACAAACGATATCGCCAAGATTGAGTATAGATTTCATGATTGGTTTGATGGGGCAGGCAAATGGTGCGGTGACAGTCTAGTGAAGCATTGCGCGGAAATGTTTCT